TTTCCAAGAGCCAGAGCAATCTTCATTCGGATGGGAAGAGTGTTGATTTTTTCGAGGGCGATTGGCGTTAGTTTCATTTTTTGTTGTACTTTTATTTTTGTATCTGAAAGCAAATATAAAAACAGTTTTAGAACTTATCCAAATTTTTTAAAACTTTTTTAGAACTATTTTATCCACCGTTGAGTGTTAATAAATACCATACTATGTTACAAGACGCCGTTAAAATGCTAAAGAAATCCGGCGCGATTCGCTATGATAGCGATATAGCAAGGGATTTGAACCACAGTAAAGGAAATATATCAAGCTACCTAAGTGGTAAGGTAGTACCAAGTGAGAATTTTTTAAAACAGTTTTATAACTTTTATAAAATACAACCTCCTCAAACTTCGACTATCGATAAAATTTTACCGCCAATTGAAAACACAGAAAACTGCCAAAACATTTTAAACGCTCTAAAAACTGAAGTCGATGGTCTCAAGCAGTTACTAGATGAGAGGGAACGGGTTATTACGGCCCAAGAGAAAACGATTGATGTACTGATGAGAACCATCGACGCAGTCAGTACAACCAATGCAACCCCCGCATTGGTTAAATCAAAAAAACACGCATAATTTAAACTGATCCTATGAAATATCTGGTTTTACTTCTATTGCTTACCCCTTTGGTAGTACTTTCCAAAACCTTGACCTATCAAATACTAAAATCTGGTGCGCACGGTAAGTATGATGAATACATAGCGAAGGATGGAGTAAAGTATAAGATAGGTGATACTATTTACTTTGGGGTTCCCGCCGGTGCAAATGGTCAATTCCTTTATGTAAACATTATATCCATAGCCGGTACTGTTAGCTACGCAAATCAAAACACCACAGGAACCTATGCCATAATTAAGAAAATACGGGCGTCCGGAAATCCAAGGATGGGTTATAAAGTAAGTTTCCAAACCAAAGGGACCAATTCCTTTGAGAACTATGTATTTGCGTTGGAAGAGTCCGTGGAAGCGGGTGAAGTAATCAACAATGGTGTAACTAGCCACAACGCGATGGAAGCATTGAAGCGAGCAAAGGAAAAACTAGATTTGGAACTAATTACCAGGGAACAATACCAGCATATTAAAGACAGCCTATCTAAGCACATTAAATAACACGTACCAATTCACAAGGGAGGATATTTTAAGCCCGATGAAAATAAACCCATATTGAAACGGCTAGAGCAATTAGAGAACCTACTAGACTCCATGCATGTACACGATTCTCATATAGAACCCGTCTTGAAAACATCGCCCAAAATAAGTACTGAATAAAGTATTTCATAAAACAAAAGTAATTCAATTTAAGCAATCGTGAATTCATAACAGTATGGCAAAGAAAACTAAACCGGATATCAGTCGCGAAGCAATTACAACCAGGTTCCTTCGAGCCGTGGATTATGTAATCATGAATAAATCTCAAGGGTGTAAGAACTATACCAATGTTGCCAACGCAATAGGTATGCCGCAACAAAATTTCACATCCTACCGCAACGGCACGCAATACGTTACAATTGAGCAGCTCGCGAAATTCTGCACGGTATTCAGCGTTAACCCGGAATATATTCTTTTGTCGAATGGCCAACTTCACGAAGCAACGCGAATGGACCAACTTGAGCAGCGAATATCTGATCTGGAAAAAAGGGCTAAGAAATAATTACTAAAACTGAATAAAATAGGGGATTCCACCAAAACCACTTTTTCAACCACCAAAGCCACCTTTAGCGTTTAAGAAATAACTACTTCATCTTCTCGCCAAACTCACCATCCACCTTCGAATCGGTAATTTTACCGTAAACGGCGAAGGTGCTATGCTTTTTAATGCCCATGGTTTTCATGGTGGTTTCTGTGCTTATTCCTGCGTTTAATTTACTTACGGCAAAGGTATGACGGGCCACGTGGGTAGTAAGCGGAAACGGTAGGCCCATATCTACTCCAATAGCCTTTACCGCCTTGTTATATTTATCGTAACTGGGAATAGGCCGTTCGATGTTATTAATGGCTTCCTGTAGGCTTGGGTACATAGGTATGTAATGAGGATTGGCTGTTTTCTCATCAGTCAAATAATACCTCCCGTCTTTGATCTGGTGGCTTGCATAATTCTGTAAATCACCTGCACGGCAACCAAGATAGATCTGAAGTATAAACCACCTTGATGCATTGCGCCAGGTTGTATCGGTTGAGTTGTGGTAATTCTTGATTTTTTCGATTTGCTCAAGGCTTAAAAAATGCCGCTCCGGATTCTTATATGGCGGCATCTTGTATTGCCCTTTTTTGCTTCCTAACGGGAAAGGGAATTCAATACTATCCGCCGCAAGATTAAGCGCGGATTTGATGAACTTAAACACCGTCCATATTGATGTACCTTCGTAACCTTGCTTTATTAGTTTCTGGTGGAATAAACCTAGCCATTTCGGGGTGATCTCGACAATAGCCGTATTACCATAGTCCGGAAGGAGGTTAACCCTTAGAATTGCCTCGTATCGCTTTTTTGTGTTTGGCGCAAGTGGTTTGGTATCGATGTATCTTCGGGCATATTCCGCAAGCGTATCGATCTTTGAATATTTGTTTCCAATCGCGAGCTTTGCAAGGTCAATATTCATACTTCCATAAATCCGGATTACCTCAATAATGGATTGTTCCAGTTCGTTGTATGAAAATTTGATCTGTTGGTTTTTGTATTCATGCTGCGGATCCTTCCTTGAAATGTATTTGAAATCGGAAGCTCCTTTGTTAAAGTTGGTCCGGTGGCAATTTATACCCGTAGACTTGCGCACCTTCTTACGGTTGACAATTACCTGTAACATTACAATTCCCGAACCGTTGGCCTTTTCGTTATGAATTACGGAAATGGAGTAGCTGGGTAGGTGGAACATCTGGTGTAACATTAGGTGGAACAAATTTACACAAGATGTAGCAAATAGTACACAGGAATTGCGCAGTTGTGGAATGGGTGGAACATAAAAAAACCCTTGAAACACTATGTTTACAAGGGTTTTGAATGCTTTTTCCGAGTGCCCAGAACAGGGCATTTGTTCCACGTGTAACTATTGCGGTTACTACGTTGCTAGAAAATAGGTGGAACATTATTCTTTTTTCACCTCATATTCCTTTCTGGCCATTGCGGCCAGCCGCTTAAACTCCGGTATCTTGGCCTCGGGTAAATACAATATGGTTTTAATCATTTCCACGGTGTACATTTTCTTTGGCCCGGCTCCTGGCCGAGCACCACCGTTGTTTTTTCTGCCGTCTGGTTTTTTGGGTTTGTTCATGCTTTGTTTAATTTATGGCTGTGAATCAATGGAAGGTATCAACGCCATTACATCTTTTACCCCATCTAAGTCGACATAAGGAATAGAACCGACAAACTCAAAAATGCCGTGGGGATCGGTATCACCATCATTTAAATCGATCACCATTTCTACATCCTTGAAATAATTTGTCGGGCATGTATGTTGGGTGTAAAAGTATTTATCTTCTTCAGTATCGTGTTCTCCATCGAAATACCCACCTTTTACAACAAGCAGTACATTGGCGTTTTTAAGAAACACAATAGACTTATCTCTTCTGTCCAGCACTTTTTCAACAAAAACATCTCTACCCTTTACCATTCCCTCAAAACCACCGCCACATTCATCGCAGTACCAAATCCCAAAACTTTTCTCTTTACCTTTTTCGGTAAATAAGTGATCGATACGGCTTTTAGACTTCTGGCAATATGGGCATTCGATAAAATGCTTTGTTTCGATTATTGTATTTACTTGTACCATCGTTTAAATTTTACTCCTGCCAACAATATTTTGCCCATAGCGCGGCAGCGTTACGCCAGTGGGTTGGTAAGACAATAGTTAGGGGTAATCTTTCACGCGTAAATAGAAGTTGTCAATTATTCGCAACATAATATCCGTTTCGCCAAGCACACAAGCACTTATTTTATCATAGATAAATACCCCTTTGTTTTTATAAAAAAGAGTAACGTCCCCTTTGTCTTTTAAAAGATTTGGCTCCTCTAAGTTTTCGACACTCCAGTCCAAATTGTAATCGGTTAAATAAATTTTTTCGTATTTTGTTTCCCAGAAGAAACAATTAGCGGTAAAACTTATCCCGTGGGTAATATCTGTTTTAGTTAGCGAAAGACTACCGCTAACGTCAGCTATACTCAATTGCGGATTATTCGCCTCATTCAAATTATCTTTTTTCATTGTGTATTTTTTACCTCAACCGAGGGTGATGAATTTTTTCTGTCTTCGTTTATTTCCCAAAGAGATTTGGGCCGCTTGCCGTAGGTTAATTCATAGCACGAGGCGCACATGTCACGGTAGAAGGTTTCTGAATGCCCGTTTTGTTTCTCTTTATCCTTCCAAAACATTTCGGCTTCTCTGTTACATTTAATACATTTCATGGGGTTGGTTTTTATTCTATTGGTGAATTTTTTTGCGGTGGGGTTAAAACTTTATTACTCGAACCGAATTTACTTTTGTAAATGACTTTTTACGACCGCTTAATTTGCCGATAGCATCAACTTTTACAACGCAATCGCTTAGTTTGATTATATTTTCTGTCACATAAACAGTTGAAGCCCCTTCGCTGTTCAACATAAAGCTATCTCCTTTTACCAGTTCGTTTATTTTGATAAGCATGGTTTTTATCTTTTGTTTTGATACCACAAATATACTATCAATCGGATTGATTTGCCAAATATTTTTTCAATTATTTTTGAGAAAAACAGTAAAATTCGCGCAAAGCCGCATGGCTCTAGGCTATTAATTTTGAAAAAAGTTTAAAAGTCTTACTAAATGGCAATAAAAAACCCCCGTGCTGCATTACGGGGGCTTCTCTTGGAGGAAAAAATATCCTGATAATCTAAACTACAACTAAAGGCCAAACTTTCCACTTTTTCAGCACTTAACCAAATCGTACCCGAAATATTTATCCACAAAATAAAAAGTTCTTTGAAATTCAAAGTGAAATAGTAATTTTGGCGTATATCATTAAGACAAATGGCATACAGTCAAAAGGATAAGGATAGAATATTTACCGAAATATGCGAATTGATTGAGAGCGGGTTGTCATTAAGGAAGGCTACGGAAAAGCACGGCACTATAAGCAATAAGGTGTTTTATGAGTGGCTGGATAAGGACGCAACAAAAGAAAAGAGTAAACAATACGCGCGTGCTAAAGAAGCAATGGCACATACTAAGTTTGATAGCATAGAGGCGGATTACATGGAAGAACCGCAACGGGATATGGAAACTGGCAGAATTGATACTGGCTGGGTTCAACTTCAAAGGCTAAAAATAGACGCAAAGAAATGGGAGCTATCAAAGCTATTCCCTAAACTCTATGGTGATAAGTTAGACGTAACAAGCGACGGTGATAAGATAACAGCCCCACCAGTTGTAAATGTATTCAATACAGCCCCTCCGATGGCCTCAAGTGAAGCGGAAATAGAAGAGTAGTATGTTTAATTGCTCACCAGTATTTCAGGCAAATTACGAAGCTAAAGAAGGTATTATTATCAACCAGGGTGGTACGGATTCCGGTAAAACTTATGCGCTCATGCAGTTGCTATACACCCGTGCAATTACATTTGATGCCCCTGCACTGGACCCTATTATAAGTGTAGTGGCCGAATCTATTCCTAACTTGAAAAAAGGTGCTTACCGGCACGCAAAAAATATTTACCTATCTACTCCCGAACTACGTAAATACGTGAAGAGTTGGAACGAAACCGACAGGGTAATTACATTCATAACTGGTTGGATAATGGAGTTCATTAGTTGTGAGAACGAGCAAAGCGCAAAGCAAGGGAAGAGGCAGTATTTATTCGTGAACGAGGCGCAGGGCATTAGCTACCTTGTTTTCTGGCAATTAGCAAAGAGAACGCGAAGGCAGGTGTACATTGACTATAACCCAAGCTATGCGTTTTGGCCACATGAGAAGTTGATAGGTACGGATAAGAATAGTAATGACCTTGCAACCGATGTACGCCTCATTATATCCGACCACAGGCACAATCCTTTTTTAAGTGAACACGAACACTTTCGAACCGAAAACATTAAAGACCCTGATTTGTGGGCAGTATATGCACGTGGGAAGACGGGTAATTTGAAAGGGTTGATCTTCCCGAACTGGAAAGTAATTGACCCAAGCGAATTTCCCGATCAAGACTTTATTATAGGCATTGACTACGGGTACACAAATGACCCGACCGCGATAGTTAAAGTGGCATGGATAGGGGAAAATGTATTTGTAAAGGAATTAGCCTATTCCCCTGGCATTTCGGCCAAAGAAATATCCGTAATACTAAAGGCTAACGGAGTAATAGGCAACCGAACCAAAGTATATACCGAACATGACCCAGACATGAACGCGCAGTTAGGTAGACTTGGGTTCTATTGCTCACCAACAAAAAAGGGCGCAGGCAGTATAGTTGCAGGTATAACCAAGCTAAAGGAGTACAATATATTTTACACATCCGATTCGATAAATCTGGATTCAGAGCGTAAAAAGTACATGTGGGAACAAGATAAGAACACGGGTAAGTCATTGAACATTCCAATAGATGCGCATAACCATTTGATGGACGCAATTCGTTATGCTATCTATACACATTTTTATTCAACACATAGGATTTAATAACCAAACTTCCTTATCTTTACATTGATAAAAACCAATGAAAATACCAATGAATAAATAACCCAAACTTTCAATAAATACTGAAAGTATAATTTTTTTTCAAAATATACTTTGTAATTCAAAGTACTTTGTATATTTGTACCGAATCTAAGTTATTTCACCGCTGACCTTTCGCAAAGTACCGATGTAATATCAGGCACGAGTTGGGGCAGCCAAACTGGTTAAATGTTTGAATTGAGCGTGAAAATTGGCGGGTTGTCGAAATTTGGCAATCCGTTTAAAAAAGGAGTAACCAAAGGTAGTTACCCCGTAACCGCAAGTACAACA